AAGAAGACTTTAATTTACAAGTTCAAATAGGTCAAGAATACCTACATGGTGATTTAAATCAAAAACTTGTCCTTTATAGAGTCGATAGACAGAAAACAGATAAGGACGATGTTTACGGGGAAGTTGGGCAGGACGAGATAAAATATTTCCCACCTATAGAATTTAATGCACTTGTTAAAGTTGAGGCACCCAAAAACTCAAGTTATAAAGGTGGTATGTTAAGATACCTAGAACCAGGTAATCTAATATTGTCTGTTTACATTAGACATTTAGAGGAACTTGGTGTGGATATAAAATATGGTGATTATATTGGTTATCCAGAATCGGAAAATAAAATAAGATATTATACTGTAACTAATGATGGTAAGGTCACTTCGGATAACTCACATCATTTATTTGGTTATAAACCATATTACAGAACTATTACTTGTGCTATAGCACAAGATCAAGAATTTAGAGGAGTATAAAATGGGAATACCTAAAAGAAAAACAGACATTCAGATTTACAAAGGTAAAATCTTAACAGAAAGAAGAGAAGAGTTATTAGACAAAATAACAAAATCAGATTCTTATCTCCCTGATTCTGTTTTACATGACGATTTGGATGCTGGTATGTTAGAATTCGTAAAAAAGAATTTTGTTGTTATATCTGATGGTAAGAAAATACCAGTAATTCCAAAAATCTTAACTATACAAAGATGGGCCCAAATTATGAACACTTGGGAGTTTTCAGATTCCGATGGTAACTTACAAGTACCGTTTGTTGGGGTAATTAGAAGACCGGACGTTCAGCCAGGCACAAACCCGTCAATTGTTAGGACAATACCTGAAAGGTTACAATTTCATTATGCGTCTGTTGCAACATGGAATGGTAATCAAATGGGGGCAGACATATATAAAATACCACAACCTGTTCCTGTTGACATCACTTTTGAGGTTACGATTGTATGTACAAAGCTTAGAGAATTAAATAGATTTAATAAAATTATACTTCAAAAGTTTGCTTCTAGACAAGCCTATACTATGGTTAAGGGACACTATATTCCAATTATTATGGATAAGGTGGAAGACAATTCGCCAATTGAACAGATAGATGGACGTAGATTCTATCTTCAGAATTATCAATTTACAATGTTGGGATTCTTAATAGATCAAGAAGAATTTGAGGTTAAGCCGGCTGTTAGTAGATTTTTCTTAATGACTGAATTTGCTAAAAATACAAATTTCCAAAAGAAATATATTAATAAAAGAATTGATATTACCGTTGGTACCTTTATTGCAGATGGTATGCAAACCGCATTTAGCGTTGGTGAAAGTATTAGTATGTTGTTTAATGTTTCGATTAACGGTTTATTACAAGAAAGAGATGTTGATTTTTTTCACATAGCAGGTACATCTAAAATAACATTCGCATCACCACCTTTGGAGGGGAGTACTGTTACTATAACATATTTTAAAGGTAGAAATAGTGTTTTTGTCGATAGCTATGGTAAAACATTACAGGTAGCTACCGAATATTTTAACTATGACGGCAGTTCTTTAATTTTTACTTTAAATAACGCGATTGACAGTATTGTAAGTTTGGATATAAATGGTCTAGTTGAAGAAGAGGGTCAAGGCTTTGATGTTAGCTCCGCCACTCAGGTTAAATTGAATTTCTCACCCACATTGGGCTCTAAGATAGGGGTTACTTACGTATATTAATCCTCTCCGTAAATGTCAGTTTTTTTGGGTTTAACGATTTCTTCAATCATTTTTTCCAAAACTTTATAAATTTTTAAGCCTTTCTTATCACAATAGTTTTTTAACATTTCGTGGTGCTTTTCACTGATTTTTACGTTTTTACTTTTCTTTTCCATGGTTAAAGATAAATAACTATCTAAAAAGATAAATTAGGATATAAATACGAAAAAATCCAGAAATCTTTGCTGAAAACAAAGATATTTATTTGATAAGAATAAAATTAATTAACCAAACATTTATCAATGGCAAATTCAAACAGAGTATTCGTTTCTCCAGGTGTGTATACATCAGAGAAAGATTTAACATTCGTAGCTCAAAGTGTAGGTGTTACAACATTGGGTCTGGTTGGTGAGACTTTGAAAGGTCCAGCATTTGAACCAATTCTAATTTCAAATTTTGATGAATTTAGAACTTATTTTGGTGGTACTAGCCCCGCAAAAGATGGTGCTGGAAATCCAAAATATGAACTTCCATATGTTGCGAAATCTTATTTACAAGAGTCAAACCAATTATTTGTAACCCGTGTATTAGGACTTACTGGATATAAACCAGGCAGAACTTGGGGCATCAAAGCCCTAGGTGGCGTAACTCTTGGTTCACTAAGCGGATCAACAGCAGGTATTTCATTAGTACCAACAGCATTAGGCATAACAGGTAGCACAATCTATGCTGAATTATCAGGAAAAACCTCAACAGAAGGTTCTTCAATTACTGACTACTTGGTAGCAGCAACTAATTCTGGCGGTGTTTACGCGCACAACGAATGGTTCACAATCGGAGAAGTTCCTGAATCTGCTACTAGCAGTCTTACAGGGGTAGAATTGGTTTCACCAATTGGCTCAAATAACAATAAAGAATGGTACAACGTTTACTACACTAAAACAGGATCAACTGATTCAACAATTGATGGTGTATATTCATACCTTTTTGTTTACTCAACAGGTACATCAGCTTTCACTGTAACAAGATTTAAGTATAATGCATCATTGAATACCGATTATCATGATATGCAAGTTTGCCTATTGAGATCTAGAGGTAGCTATATTCAAAACGTATTAACACACAGAGTAACTGGCACAACTGTTAGCGTTAGTGGATCTGGATTATCAACTAATCCTTTAGCTGACTTTACAATTCAAGTAACTGATATCGATAGTGATGTTAGAACATTTAATTGTTCTTTAGATCAAACTTCCACAAAGTACCTTACAAAGGTAATTGGTGCAGATGTATTTGATAAAGATAGAATTGAATATCCATTATATGTACACGAAGCATATCCAAACTTAGTTTCAAATCTTTTTGAACAAGGTTTAATTAGAGGTTTAAGCACAACAGTTGTAAACGCAACTGAAGGTGATAACTTTATGACTCAGTGGGACATGGCCGGATCTTCAACCATCGTTTCTGAGGTTAGAGGTGGTAAGGTATTTGACCTATTCAGTTTCTTAACAATATCTGATGGTGACGCATCTAACTACGAAGTTAAAGTAACCGTTCAAAATATTGATTTAGATACAGGCGAATTTGATGTTCTTGTTCGTGATTTCAACGATACAGACGCAAATCAGGTTGTATTAGAAAAATACAGCAGATGTACTATGAACCCAGATCTTCCTGGCTATGTTGGTAGAAAGATTGGTACTTCTGATGGCGAATATGAATTAAGATCTAAGTACATTATGTTGGTTATGGCAGATGATGCTCCAACAGATGCTATCCCAGCTGGTTTCAAAGGTGTAACAACAAAAGCTAACGTTGGTGGTATTCGTTTCAAAACAAAATACTACGATGCTGGTGATGTTTTATACTACAATGTAGATGGTACACCTGTAACAACAAATGGTGATAAAGTGAAGAAAGTTACTTTAGGTTTATCTACAGACGAACACTTTATTTTTGATAGAGATATGTTCAAATTTAAGGGTACCGATGCAACTGATTCATCTTTTGGTTTCCACTTGTCTGTTAACGCAGCAAATATTACAGGTACTACTGGTGAAAAATTATTTAAAACAACTTCATACGATTTAGAAGGTACTAATAAAGGTAAATTAGATGGTGTTAACTTCCGCAAATTTACATTACCAGTATTTGGTGGATTTGATGGTTGGGATATCTACAGAAATGTTAGATCAAACGGAGATGGTTTCATTTTCGGAAAGACAACTTATATAAGCGGACACACAACTAATGGTGGTGTATTCAATAGTTTAGTTGGTAATTCAGATTACTACGCATTTTTACAGGGTATTGAAACATTCAAGAATCCTGAAGCTGTTGATATTAACATTTTTGCTACACCAGGTATTAACTGGAACGACCATAGCTCACTTGTAAATCAAGCGGTTGATATTATTGAGAATGATAGAGCGGACTCTCTTTATATCATCAATGCTCCTAATTTTAGCGGCACAACGGGTGCTAACGAAGTAATTGGTGCTTTAGATGATTTAGGATTCGATTCTAACTACTCAGCAACTTACTGGCCTTGGATTCAAGTAAGAGATACAGATAACGCTACTCAGCTTTATATTCCACCAACAGGTGAGGTATTAAAGAATATTGCATTAACTGATAATGTATCTTACCCATGGTTCGCAGTAGCGGGTTACTCAAGAGGTCTTGTTAACTCAATCAAAGCAACTAAGAAGTTGACTCTTGATGAAAGAGACGAACTTTATAAAGCAAGAATTAACCCAATTGCAACATTCTCTGATACAGGTACTATTATTTGGGGTAACAAAACGTTACAAGTTAGAGAATCAGCACTTGATAGAATCAACGTAAGAAGATTGTTATTAAGAGCAAGAAAGTTAATCTCTGCAGTAGCTGTAAGATTATTGTTTGAACAAAATGATGATCAAGTTAGACAAGAGTTCTTAAGATTGGTTAACCCAATTCTTGAATCAATTAAGAAAGAAAGAGGTCTTTATGATTTCCGTGTAACAGTATCAAACGATCCAGAAGATATTGATGCTAACACATTGAGAGGTAAGATTTACATCAAACCTACAAGAGCGTTAGAATTTATTGATGTTGAGTTTATTATTACACCAACAGGAGCTTCTTTTGAGAATATCTAATAGTCAGAATCTGACTGAATAAGGGGTGGTTTTTAACCATCCCTTTTTTATTAGTATAAAGTAGTAATTAAAGAATATTAGTACATTGAAAATCAGTACATTAGAAATAATAGAACATAGAAATATTAGAATAAAGTAAAATAGTACTATTAGAACATTAGTATTTTAGTAACGTAGTAGCAAAAAGCTAACGATTTTTTTCCAAAAAGTCAAGTATTTTGAAAAATAAATTTATTTCTAATATTGATATATTTATAAGGAAAGAAATAAACAAAACAATATAACACAAACACAATGGCAGATTTATTAATGAAAATGCCGGTTCCATATGAACCGAAACGTAAAAATAGGTTTATCCTAAGATTTCCATCATCTTTGGGTATCAACGAGTGGTATGTAACATCTACATCCCGTCCTAGTGCTAAAATTAATTCAACTGAAATTCCGTTTTTAAATACTTCAACATATGTAGCAGGTAGATTTACCTGGGACCCAATTAAGGTTACTTTTAAAGATCCAATTGGTCCATCTGCATCCCAAGCATTGATGGAATGGTTCCGTCTTCATGCTGAATCCGTAACTGGTAGAATGGGTTATGCTGCAGGTTATAAAAAGAACGTAGAACTTGAAATGTTAGATCCAACAGGGGTTGTTGTTGAGAAGTGGATTTTAGAAGGCTGTTTCTTAACAAGTTTAAACTTTGGTGATCTTAGCTATTCAGAAGATGCTTTAGCTTCAATTGACGCTGAACTAAGAATGGATAGATGTATCCAAGTTTACTAATATTCAAATAGTTTTATTTATAATCCCATATTCGTAAAAAACGGATGTGGGATTTTTATTTAATTGATAATCAATTAATTATATCAAGTGTTCCACGTGAAACGCTGGTCTATTGATTTTTAATTATTTTATAGTTATATTAAAAGAAAAGAATTCAATACTATTATGGAAAATATTAACCCAATGGTTGCGTATGATGTTGTTCAACTACCTTCTCAAGGTGTACATTATTCCAACGGAAAAAAATCATTAAGAGTTGCATACCTAACCGCATCAGACGAAAATATTTTAATGTCTCCAAACTTGATTCAATCTGAAACGGTTGTGGATGAATTATTAAAAAGAAAAATTTTAGATAAAGATATTTCTTTTGACGAGATTGTAGAAGAAGACAGACAAGCAATATTAATATTTTTAAGAAATACTGCATTTGGAACTGAGTATACTGTAACAATTACTGACCCAGGAACAAAAAAACAATTTGAAGCAGTAGTGGATTTATCTGTTTTAAAGGTTAAGGATTTTAAATTAACAGCGGATGCTAATGGTGAATATACATTTAGCCTTCCAGTATCAAAAAAGAATGTAACTTTTAAGTTTTTATCAAACACACAAGAAAAAGAATTACAATTAATTAAAGAAACAAGTGGTACAAATGTCGCACCTGTTAATACAAAGAGATTGGAGATGATGATAAAATCAGTAGATGGTCAAAGAGACCAAATGGCTATTTATCAATTTATTCAAAATCTACCAATTAAAGATTCTTTAGAATTTAAAAAATTTGTATCAGAAAATAAACCAGGTTTAGACTTAATAGTAGATGTAATCGCCCCGTCAGGAGAAAAAGTCCCAGTTTTGGTTGACTTTGGGGTGGAATTTTTTCGTCCCTTCTACGGAATATAAAAAAAGTCAAATAGAAACTATACTATTTCTTGTCTCAAGAGGATTTAGTTATCAAGATATCTTAATCCTGCCAATTCACGAAAGAACAAGCATGATTAATGCTATATTACAAAAAACTGAATAAAACTATTTATAATATTATAGCACTAGTAATATGGCAGACATAAAAAAAGATTTTTACGACTTTTTAAGAAGTTTAGGTATCGATGATGATGATGCAAAAAAAGCATCAGAAAAACACGCTAGTGCGATTGCTGATACAGCAGCCAAAGCCTCTAAATCAACGTCAACAACCTCAAGTGGTGGTAATAGTGTTGCAAGTGCACTAGGTGCTGCTTTTATAGATCAACAAGCTCAAACCTTAGCTAGAATTAATACAGAAACTGGTAAAAAAATACTCAATACTGTAAAGGGGATGGCGACATTTAATCCTTTAGAATTAATATCAACGGTTTTCGATGCTGGACTTGCAACAACCGAGGTTTTGTTAGGGGATATAGCTAAATTAAATGCTGAATTATTAGAAAAAACAAGGGGTGCTGGTGGGTATGTCGGCAGAATTGCAACCGAAATGATGGATACAACCAGATTCGCTATGATTGAAGCTCAGCGATTTGGTGTTACAACAAACGAAACAATAAGCGCTGTTGAGTCTTTAATGGTTAATTCTGAGAGAATGGCAACATATAATGACAAGACCATATCAAATAGCATGGTTGCGTCGTTAGCATTCACAAAGAATTCAAAAACAATATTAGAGAACGCTGAAAATTTTAGAAATGTTGGTATTGGCCTCGATGGTGCTGCAAAATCTATTGAACAAATTGGTTCAAGATCAATAAAATTAGGTCTTAGTGCAAAAGCTACATCAGAAACCTTAATAAGCCAACTCGGTAAACTAAACGCATTTGGATTCCAAAACGGAATAGCTGGTTTGGGTAAAATGGTTCAAGAAGCTCAAGCTTTAAAAATAAACATGGAAAGTATTTTTACCGTTGCAGATAAATTATATGATCCAGAAAGTGCAATAAATTTAGCCGCTAATTTACAAGTTGTTGGTGGCGCCGTTGGCGATTTAGCAGACCCAATTAAACTAATGTATGATGCAACAAATAATGTTGAATCGTTACAAACAAGTATTATTGGTGCAGCAAGAAGCTTAGCAACATACAATGC